GGCAAGAAGTCGTTGAACCTCAAGAGCGGTGAGCGATACAAGGTCAAGGCGGCGAACCGGCGCGCGGGCCGTGGCCTGTCGGGTGACGTGGTGCTCCTGGACGAGTTGCGCGAGCACCAGACGTGGGACGCGTGGGGGGCGATCACCAAGACCACCATGGCGCGAGCCCAGGCGCTCATCCTCGCGCTGTCCAACGCGGGCGACGCCACGAGCGTGGTCCTGCGCTACCTCCGCAAGTTGGCGCACGAACCGTTGGGCGACCCGGACGGGCTGCACGAGCACGCCGAGGCCGTGCCGGTGATCCTGCCCGAGGACGAGGACGACCTACCCGACGACGACGACACCCTGGCCATCTTTGAATGGAGCGCGCCACCGGGGTGCAGTGTGTTGGACCGGGACGCGTGGGCCATGGCCAACCCCAGCCTTGGCTACACCATCAGCGAGCGCACCATCGCCAGCGCGTGCCGCACGGACCCCGAGTGGATATTCCGCACCGAGGTGCTGTGCCAGTGGAGCGAGGGAACGCTTGAGGGGCCGTTCCCCGCAGGAGCCTGGGAGGCCTGCGGGGACTCGGCCAGCCGACGCGCACCGGGTGCACCCGTGGCCCTGTGCGTAGACGTGTCGTGGGACCGGGGCACCACGTACGTGGGATTGGCCACCACGCGCAGCGACGGGCTGGCGCACGTCGAGGTGGTGGCGAGCCGGGCGGGCACCGATTGGGTGGCCGACTGGTTGACCAGCCCCGAGCGCAGCGACGACGTACGCCGCGCACCCGTTGCCGTGCAAGCCAAGGGCGCACCGGCCAGCAGCCTGGCTGCCCCGCTGGCTGAGGCGGGGGTCAACGTCGTGGAATGGTCCGGCGCGGCGCTGGGAGCAGCCACGGGGGCCTTGTACGACCGCGTACGGGCCGCCGTGGGCGAAGGCGAAGCCCCCACCGCGTTGCGACACCGCAACCAGCCCGTGCTCAACCTCGCCGCCGCCACCGCCAGCACTCGCCCTGCCGGGGACGCGTGGCTGTGGGACCGCAAGCGCAGCGATGCAAGCCCGTTGGTGGCCGTCACGGGTGCGCTGTGGTGCTTGACCAATGGCCAGTCCGCACCGCGCCCCGTTTCTGCATACGAGTCACGCCGATTGGAGGTGCTGTAGATGGGCCTGTTCGACCGCTTCCGCAAGGTGTCGTCCGTGGAGGGCGTCTACGTGCCCACCACCGCCGACTACTACGGCGCTTGGCGGTTGAGCACCGAGGAGTACGAGCGCATCCTGGGCCTGGCCCCGGGAGAGATGTGGCGCACGCAGCCGTACCTCCGCACCGTCGTGACGTTCCTGGCCCGCAACATCGCCCAACTCGGCTTGCAGACCTTCCAGCGGGTGAGCGACGACGACCGGCACCGGGTGCGCGATGGTGTCGCCGCCGTACTGGCGCACCCCAACGCGGTGACCACGCCCTACGAGTTGGTGTTCTCCCTCGTGGCCGACCTCGCCCTGTACGACGTGGCTTACTGGCTCATCAGCGATGACCCCACCAACCGGATTGTGCGGCTGCCGGTGGCATGGGTGACCCCGCGCGGCGGTGACGCCATGGCCCCGGAGGAGTACCTGGTCAAGCGCAACGACCGGGGCGAGGCCGCGCCGATCCCCGCCAACCAAATCTTGGCCTTCCACGGTTGGCACCCGGGCAGCCTGTACGCGGGCAGCAGCCCCGTGCACGCGCTGCGCGAAATCCTGGCCGAGCAGGTGCAGGCCGCGCGGTACCGCGAGGCGGTGTGGAAGCGCGGCGGCAAGGTCGGCGCGGTGCTCTCCCGCCCTGCCGGTGCACCCGATTGGGGACCGGAGGCCCGGGCGCAGTTCAAGGCCGATTGGAACGCGCGGTTCTCCGGCGCAGGCAGCGAGGTGGGCGGCACGCCGTTGCTTGAGGACGGCATGACGCTGAACCGCGTTGACTTCTCCGCGCACGAGATGGAGTACGTCGAGGGCGCGCGGCTGGCGCTCAACACCGTGGCCAGCGTGTATCACGTCAACCCGACCATGATCGGCTTGCTGGACAACGCGAACTACTCCAACGTGCGCGAGTTCCGCCGCATGCTCTACGGCGACACCCTCGGCCCCACCATGGCGATGATCGAGGACCGGCTGAACACGTTTCTGCTGCCCCGGATCGACAGCCGCGCAGACCTCTATGTCGAGTTCAACATTGACGAGAAGTTGCAGGGGTCGTTCGAGGAGCAGACGACCGCCCTGCAAAGCAGCGTGGGCCGCCCGTGGATGACCGCCAACGAGGCCCGGGCGTTGCGCAACATGCCCGCCATTGACGGCGGGGACGAACTCGTGACCCCGCTCAACGTGCTGGTGGGCGGCCAGGCCAGCCCCACCGACTCGGCCCCGCCCAAGGGCCGCGAGGTCGGCACGAAGGCCGGGAACCTGTTTCTGCTCAAGGCCCGCGCCACCGACCGGCAGGCCGAGAAGATCGCGGACGTGCTGCACCGATACCTCACCCGTCAGGGCAGCGCGGTGCTCCCCAAGGTGGGCGAGGGTGATTGGTGGGACGCCGACCGATGGGACCGCGAGTTGGCCACCGACCTCCACGCCGTGGCCCTGTCCGTGGCCACCACGTTGGGCAAGGCCGAGGCCACCGCGTTGGGCTACAGCGCCGACGACTACGACGAGGACGTAACGGTCCACTTCCTGCAAGCCGCCGCCGCGCGCTACGCCACCAACGTGAACATGACCACCAAGGGGAAGTTGGATGCGGCCCTGGCTGCCGACGACGGCGACCCCACCGACGTGTACGCACCGGAGGCGGTTGCCCAACGGGCTAAGGGCGTTGCGGGCCAGGTGGCCACGTTCGTGGCGGGCTTCGCCACCCACGAGGCCGCGCAGCAGTTGGCGCGCACGCACGACCTTGAGCCCACCAAGACGTGGGTGGCTGGTCCCAACCCGCGCCAGTCGCACGCCGACATGGACGGCGAGACGGTGCCGCTCGATGACTCGTTCTCCAACGGCATGCAATGGCCGGGCGGTGGCGGTGCACCCGATGACTCCGGTTGCAACTGCACGGTGCAGATCAACCTCTCATGAGGACGTGGGGGCTTGAGGCCCTGATCCGCGACGTGCACGACGGGGACACCTTGTACGGCTGGGTGGACCAGGGGTTGGGCCAGTGGAATCACGGGCTCTCGGCTTCCGGCATGGGCTTGCGGCTATGGGGTTGCAACGCTCGGGAGTTACACGACGACGGCGGCCCCGAGGCGCGCGACCACCTGGCCACGCTGATCCCGGTGGGTTCGGTCGTAGCGATCACCTGCATGGCGTGGGACAAGTACGCGGGCCGCATCGACGTATCCGTGGCCCTGCCCGGTGTCGGTGATCTGGTGACTCACCTCATCGGCACCGGCTGGGCCGCGCGATGGGACGGCACCGGCCCCAAGCCCGTGCCGCCCTGGCCGAGGCCGTAAGCGGCCCTGCACGGCCCCGTATCGCCCGGGTGGGTGATTCCCCCGCCCCGGTGCCCAACGCCCGCCCACGGGCAGCACACGGCCTCGTACGGCCACGCACAAGCCGCGCGCACCCCGACGCCCAAGGAGGGCACTCATGCACAAGTCCGCCCCCGCGCAGATCAAGGCCGCAGGCACCGAGGACGGCCTGGCCGAGGGTCAGTTCCGCGCCCTGGTGTCGGTGTTCGGCAACAAGGACTCGTACGGCGATGTGGTGCAGCCGGGCGCGTTCACCGACACCCTGGCCGACTGGAAGTCCAGCGGCGACAGCATCCCGGTCTACTGGTCGCACCAGATGGCTGACCCCGACTTCAACATCGGGTGGGTTCTCGACGCCACGGAGACGGACCAGGGCTTGGAGGTCCTGGCACAGATCGACATGGACGAGGGCGCGAGCCCCAAGGCCCGGCAGGCCTACCGGCTGCTCAAGGGCCGCCGCGTCCGTGAGTTCTCGTTCGCCTACGACGTGATCGACGGCGGGCTGGTCGAGAAGGACGGCGACTCGTTCTACGAGTTGCGCAAGTTGAAGTTGTACGAGGTCGGTCCCACCCCGGTGGGGGCCAACCCGGAAACCGAACTCCTCGGGGTCAAGCGCGCCGTGGACGCGTTGACCGTCGAGGCCAAGGCGGGCCGCACGTTGTCCGCGAAGAACGAGAACACCCTGCGAGACGCGCTCGGGGCCATTGAGGCCAGCGCGAAGCAGATCAAGGACGTTCTGGCGTCGGTCGGAACCGACGACAGCACGAAGCACCAGGAGCAGGCCAGCACGGACGCACCGGCCAAGGCCGAGGAGCCCCACGGGGCCAAGGCCGAGGAGCCCAACCGCCACGTGCCCGTCGATACCTGGGCGGCACTCATCAACCTTCAAGACAAGGAGTAACGCAATGGACCTCAAGGCCCAGCGCGCTGCTGCTCTCAAGGCCGCCCGCGATGTCGTGGACCTGGCCCGCAAGGAGCAGCGCGAACTGACCGACGACGAGCACACGCTGGTCGAGAGC